GTGCGCTGGATGCCGCCGTCATGCGACTGGCGCTGTTACCCGCCGAACAGCGTCGAAAGCTGCTCGCTCGGCTAACCGAGCCCGAATTACGGGCGCTGCTCGATAGTTGGGATGTCTGGGCCCTGCCCGGCCAGAACGCGCCGCCCGGTGACTGGCATGTCTGGATGATCCGCGCCGGTCGCGGATTCGGCAAGACCCGTGCGGGCGCCGAATGGATCAGTGGCATCGCCCGCGCGAAGCCCGACGCCCGGATCGCACTGGTGGGCGGCACCGTCGACGATGTGCGCCGGGTGATGATCGAGGGCGAGAGCGGCCTGATGGCGGTGCGCCACGGCGGCGAGCGGATCGAGTGGCGCCAGGTCGCGGGCGAAGTGATCTTTGATTCGGGCGCGCGGGCCTATGTCTATTCGGCCGAGGCGCCCGAAAAGCTGCGCGGGCCCGAACATCATGCCGCCTGGTGTGACGAACTGGCAAAGTGGCGCAGCGGGGATGCCGCGTGGGACAATCTGTTGCTCGGGCTGCGGCTTGGCCAGCATCCGCGCGTCTTGGTGACGACGACGCCGCGCGCCAATGCGTTGATGCGGCGGGTGATGGCGATGCCGGGCTTTGTCGAAACGCGCGGGGCAACGCGCGACAATCCGCATCTGCCAGTGCATTTTGCCGAGGCGATGGGGCGGCTGTACGGCGGCACCCGGCTGGGGCGGCAGGAACTGGACGGTGAGCTGATCGAGGATGCCGCGGGCGCCTTGTGGACCCGCGCACTGCTGGAGGTATGCCGGGTGCGCGTGCTGCCGTCGCTGGTGCGAGTGGTGGTCGGCGTTGATCCGTCGGCGAGCGTCGGCGGCGATGCCTGCGGGATCGTCGCGGTCGGGCTGGGCGACGACGGGCTGGGCTATGTGATCGAGGATGCGAGCGTCGCGGGGGCCTCGCCCGAGGGCTGGGCGCGCGCGGTGGCGGATTGCGCCGCGCGGGTCGGCGCCGATCGGGTGGTAGCGGAGGCGAACAACGGCGGCGCGATGGTGCGCAGCGTGCTGATCGGCGCCGACGCCGCGTTGCCGGTGACGTTGGTCCACGCTGCCCACGGCAAGAGCGCGCGGGCCGAGCCGGTCGCGGCGCTGTACGAGCGCGGGCGTGTGAAGCACCTCGGTGCTTTTCCGGCGCTGGAGGACGAGCTGTGCGGCCTGATCGCGGGCGGCGGCTATGAGGGGCCGGGACGGTCGCCGGATCGGGCGGATGCGCTGGTGTGGGCACTGAGCGAGCTGATGCTGCGGCGGCGGCGCGAGGTGGGGGTGCGGCGGTTGTGAGCTTTGCCGACGACCGGGGCCGAACAAGAGCAGCTCTATCCGTCATTCCCGCGAAGGCGGGAATCCATTCTGGCTGACGCTCAAGAGACTCGCGCCAATGAAGGACTATGGATCCCCGCCTGCGCGGGGATGACGGTGCAAAGCTCAGGGAGTGGGCTCAATCAGGACCGCCCCCGCTTGCGCCAGGCGCTCGCCGCCGGGAACAGGGTGAACACCGCCACCGCAAACCCCGTCATCGCGGTGTGGGGATCGTTCATCGCCACGCCGATCGCGCCGATGACGGTGCAATAGAGCGGCAGGATATAGACCAGATAGGGCGTGATTCCGCCAAGGTGGCGGCGTGCGCTATCTTCATGGACGAAGAACCAGCCGAAACCGATCAGCGGCACCGCAAACAGCAGCGCGAGCGCGATCCAACCGGCCTGGGCGAGACTGGGCATGGGGGCATCCTATCGCGCGGGGGCGGGCGCGGCTATAGCGAGCGCTTGCCCATGGCGATCCGTCACCCTGAACTTGTTTCAGGGTCCATCGTGCAACACGGAGGTTGGCTGATCTGGCGCAGTGGATGCTGAAACAAGTTCAGCGTGACGCATTGTGCTGTAACGAGCCCCGGGCGCAATCGGCCCGGCAGCGGGTCACGCGAACCAGCATTATGGAGGCCCGATGATCCCGCGCGAACTGATCGATACGGTGCAGGTGCCCGGTGGCGGCGAGATGCGGCTGGTGCGGCGCGGCACCGACTGGTTCATCATGCTCGGCCGCGAGGAACTGATGTCGAGCCGGATGAGCGGCTCCGAAGAAGCGCTCGGCACGATGGCGTGCGACCGGATCGGGACGGACGCGCGGGTGCTGATCGGCGGTTACGGGATGGGCTTTACCTTGCGTGCGGTGCTCGGGCGGCTGGGGCCGACGGCGCAAGTGACGGTCGCCGAGCTGGTGCCGGCGGTGATCGCCTGGGCGAAGGGGCCGATGGCGGCGTTCGCCGCCGGGTGCCTCGACGATCCCCGCGTTCGGGTGGTCGAGGATGATGTCGGCGCGGTGATCGCGCGCGGCGCGGGGGCGTGGGACGCGATCCTGCTCGATGTCGACAACGGCCCCGACGGGCTGACGCGCAAGGGCAACGACCGGCTCTATTCGGAGGCGGGCCTGGCGGCGGCACGCGCGGCGCTGCGGCCCGGCGGGGTGCTGGCGGTGTGGTCGGCAGCGGCCGATCCGGCGTTCGCCAAGGCGCTGGAGCGGGCGGGATTGGACGTCGACGAAGTAGTGGTACGCGCAAGAGCGAGCGGCAAGGGCGCAAGGCACGTGATCTGGTTCGGCCGGCGGTAAGTTAGGCGGAGGCTCGGCGCCGCCGAGCGCGGATGAATATCGCGATACCCAAGAAGCACATGGCGAGGACGATCATCGCGGTCGCCCAGTGATCACCTTCCAAGCCGAGGGTGGCAACAGGTAACAACAAGAAAATGCTCATGATGACTTGGGCCGCGTGGGGGAGTGACGAAAAGCGGCGGTTGAAGCCATCATAATCGGCGAACCACCAAACGAGCATGCACGTCAACACCACCGGAATCGCGGCTCTGCCGATGGCCAGAATCCACTGGGCGAGGTCGAACAGGGTCATTTCAGGAGCATAGCATGAAAATCTTCGGCTGGAAGGCGGCCGGGCGGGAGCGATTCCGTCCGGCCCTCTCGCGTTATGGCCTCAGCACGGGCGCGACACTCGGCGAATGGCCTTTGACTTACGAAGCGCAGGTGCGCGAGGGCTATGCGCGCAATGCCATCGCCCAGCGCTGCGTGCGGCTGGTGGCGGAAGGGGTGGGTGGGGCGCCGCTCATCGCTTCCGATCCGGCGCTCGCAGCGTTGGTGAGCGTGCGGTCGGGCGGGCAGGCGCTGGTCGAGACGGTGGCGGCGCAGCTGCTGCTTCACGGCAATGCCTATGTCCAGATCGCGACCGATGGCGCGGGCGACGTCGCCGAACTGTTCGCGCTGCGGCCCGAGCGGGTGCGGGTCGCGCCCGATGCGCGCGGCTGGCCGGTCGCGTACGACTACCGCGTCGGTGAGCGGGTAAGCAGCCTCTCCGCCGAGGAGCCGCGCCCGCAGATCGTTCATCTGAAGAGCTTCAACCCGCTTGACGATCATTATGGGCTGGGCTGCCTGGGCGCGGCGGCGGGGGCGATCGCGGTCCACAATGCCGCCGCGCGCTGGAACAAGGCGCTGCTCGACAATGCCGCAAGGCCCTCCGGCGCGCTCGTCTACGAACCCGGCGACGGGTCGAGCCTGTCGCGCGAGCAGCTCGAGCGGCTGCGCGCCGATATCGAGGCGAGCTTCTCGGGCGTCGGCAATGCCGGGCGGCCGATGCTGCTCGAAGGCGGATTGAAGTGGCAGCCGCTCAGCCTGTCGCCCGCCGATCTCGATTTCGCCGGCACGCGCGAGGCGGCGGCGCGCGAGATTGCGACGGCGTTCGGGGTGCCGCCGATGCTGCTCGGCCTGCCGGGGGACGCGACCTATGCCAATTACCGCGAGGCCAATCGCGCGCTGTGGCGGCTGGCGATCCTGCCGCTGGCGGAGACGATCTTGAGCGGGCTGGGGCAGGCGCTCGGCGGATGGTTCGACAATGCAAGCCTGCGCGTCGATCTCGACCGGGTGACGGCGCTTGCCGAGGACCGCGAGCGGCTTTGGGCGCAAGTGAGCGCGGCGGATTTCCTGAGCCCGCAGGAGAAGCGAGCGATGCTCGGCATTGCGGGAGAAGCATGATGAACGACGGGGCGATCCTGGCGCAGCTGATGGCGCAGGGGCAGGCGGCGGGCGCCGATCTCGCGACGCTGCGCGCGCTCGCCGAGGAAGCGGGCGCATTGGCGGCCGAGCGGGCGCTGGCGCGGCTGGGGCTCGACGATGCGGCCGCGGCGAAGGACATGGGCGAGCTGCGCGAGTTGCTGGCGCTGTGGCGCGATGCGCGCGCGTCGCTGTGGAAGGCGGCGCTGGGGTGGGTCGCGCGGCTGGCGGGCACGGTGGTGCTGGCAGGGCTGGCGATCAAGTTCGGGGTGCTGGAGCCGTTCAAATGAGCGTGCGCTTTGCGGGCTATGCGGCGGTGTTCGATCGACCCGATCGCGGCGGCGATGTGGTGCGCGCCGGGGCTTTCGGGGCGCCGCGCCCGGTGCCTTTGCTGTGGCAGCATCGCGGGCGCCCGGTCGGGGTGATCGAGACAATTACCGAGGACGCCAAGGGCCTGCGCGTGATAGGGCGGATCGACGATCCGGCGCTCGCGGCGCAAGTGCGTGGCGGGGCGGTGACCGGCCTCTCGTTCGGCTATCGCGCGACGGGGGTGAAGCACCGCCACTACCGCGAGCTGACGCACGTCGCGCTGGTCGAGGTCAGTCTGGTCGCGCAACCGATGCAGCCGCTGGCGCGGGTGCATGCGGTGGTTTCGGATGCTAACGAAGGCGCATGACCAAGGAGTATTTTCCGCCATCCGATTTTCTGTGTTTATGCATGAACGAACACGTGCCGTTCAGCGGGTCTGCGTTTGCCGAAGCCAATTTGCGGCGGCTGATTGCTTTGACGAGCGACCCCGACACGGCCAATCGCGACTGGGCGACGATGCTGTTGGCGCAGACTGAAATCGATACGGCAGAAGTCCGGGCGGCACTATTGGAGCGGGTCGGCGATACCGACGCGATCGTCCGCGCTGAAGCGCTGGTCGGTTTGGTGCAACGCGACCGTGAACTGGCGCTGCCGCTCGTTGCCGCCGAACTGCAGGGAAATGACTGTAACACGGTCTTGATCGAGGCCGCCGAGGCACTTGCCGATCGGACGCTGCTGCCGATTTTGATGGCATGGTGGGGGGATCGAGCCAATCCGCCCGACCGGATCGACAAGGCTTTGGCACATGCCATCGCGGCATGTGGTGGGTCGACAGCAGGCTAACCGCCAAATCTGAATACACAAATCATTCAGGCGCGTCGCACCCTTGCGGCGCGCCTTTTTCGTGGGAGAAGGACATGGACATGACGACCGATACGCTCGCGGCGAGCTTCGAGCAGGTGACGATGAAGGGCGCCGTCGAGCGGCCGATGCTGAGCGGGGCGCGCGCCGGGGGTGCGGCGTTCGAGGGCTATCTGCGCAGCGGCGCCACTACCGAGGTGAAGACGTTTGCGGGCACCAGCGATGCGACTGGTGGCGTAGCGATCCCGCAGGAAATCGATGCGATGATCGATGCGACGCTCAAGTCGATCTCGCCCATCCGCAGCATCGCCAATGTCGTGCAGGTCGGATCGGCGGGCTATCGCAAGCTGGTGACGACCGGCGGCACCGCGTCGGGCTGGGCGGCCGAGGATGGCGCGCGTAGCGAGACGGCGACGCCTGCCTTCGTCGAAATCGCGCCGCCGTTCGGCGAGCTTTACGCCAATCCGAGCGCGACCCAGGCGATGCTCGACGATGCGGCGTTCGATGTCGAGGCGTGGCTGGCGAGCGAAATCGCGACCGAATTCGCCAAGGCCGAAGGCGCGGCGTTCGTCAACGGCAGCGGTACCAACCGGCCCAAGGGTTTCCTCGCCGCGCCGACGGCGGCGACCGGCGACGGGACGCGCGCGTTCGGGACGCTGCAATATCTGGCGAGTGGTGCGGCCGGCGATTTTGCCGCCAATCCGCAGGACCGGCTGATCGACCTCGTCCAGAGCTTGCGCAGCCCCTATCGCCAGGGCGCGGTGTTCGTAATGAATTCGGCGACGCTCGCGCGGATCCGCAAATTCAAGACGAGCGAAGGCGCGTTCATCTGGTCGCCGGGGCTGGCGGCGGGGCAGCCCGATACGCTGCTCGGCTATCCGGTGATCGAGGCCGAGGACATGCCCGATATCGCCGCGAATTCGCTGTCGATCGCGTTCGGCAATTTCCGCGCCGGCTATCTGATCGCCGAGCGGGCCGAAACCGCAATCCTGCGCGATCCGTACAGCAACAAGCCGTTCGTTACCTTCTACGCGACCAAGCGGATTGGCGGTTGCGTGAGCAATTCGGAGGCCATCAAGCTGATGAAGTTCGCCGCGAGCTGAGGCGCGACCGATCTAACCCCTCCCCTTCAGGAGTTCGCGCGCAGTCCCGTCCCCCGGACGGGACCAAGGGCGCCCGAACTGGAAAGGGGTGGGGCCTCTCCGCAAGTGCTTCGCCCGTTGAAGCGCCCCACCCCAACCCCTCCCCTCAAGGGGAGGGGCTTTGCTTGCCGCGAGGCAGCGGCACACATCAAACCGGAGACCCCCATGACCGATCCCTTCTCGACCCGGGCCGACAGCGTGTCGGCACCGGCGGCCCGGGCGCGTGCGGTGACGCCGCATGACGGCAATGCGCTGCCCGAAATTCCCAAGGCGCTCTATATCGGCAGCGGCGGCGCGATCACGATGCGTGGCAGTGGCGACAGCGCCGACAGCGTCTGGGCGAACGTCCCTTCGGGCAGCGTGCTGCCGTTCCGGCCGAGCCATATCCGCGCGACCGGCACCACGGCCGGCGACATATTGGCGCTGTCATGAGCCGGCCGCTCGGGCTGGGCCTTGCGCTCGGCACTGGTCGGGCGGGCGCGGCCGCGGTCGATCCGCGCGGGTTCGATTTCGGCGGCACGCGCCTGCCCGCTGGCGCGACGCTCACTCGCGCGTCGCCTGCCAGCGTCACCGACGCCGACGGCGTGATGCGGCAGGCGGCCGCCGACGCCCCGCGCTTCGATCATGCCGCGAGCGCGTCCGGCGTGGCGCGGCGCGGCTTGCTGATCGAGCCCGCCGCGACCAATTTCGTCACCCATGCGGGCAATATCGCGCTGTGGACGACCGATGCCGGCGGCGGCGCGAACCCGGTCGTGGTGACGCCCGCCGACGCGGTCGCGCCCGACGGCAGCACCACCGCGACGCGGCTGTTTTTCGAGCACCTCGGCGGCTATGCGCGGGCGATCTTCTATCCGGCGATCGCCGCGCCGGGCGACCATTGCCTCAGCATCTGGTTGCGCACGCCGCAGCCCGGGCGCTCGATTGCACTCGCGATCGACAATATCCTCAGCCCGGCGCTGACGATCGACGGCGACTGGCGACGCTATTCGGTTGTCGCGCCGGTGGCAGGCGCCACGCAATGCCAGCTGCTGCTCTGGGCAGCGGTCGCCACGTCACCCGCGACCGCGACGGTGCACGCCTGGGGCGCGCAGTTCGAGGCAGGCGCTGCCCCCGGCAGCTACATCGCCACCGCGGCGGCGCCAGTGACACGCGCAGCCGATGTGCTGACGCTCGACTGGGGCACGCGCGGCGTGCCCGACGGGCCGCTGGCGGTGCGCTACCTGTTCGACGACGGCAGCAGCCTTGCCGCCACCCAGACCGTAAGCGGCGGCACGGCGCACGTGCCGACCGACCTGCCCCGCGCCCATCTGCGCCGGATCGAGCGCGCCTGAGGCGGCGCTTTTCAAGGGATTGAGACGATGACCATCGAGGCAAACGGCCCCGGCGCAGTGACGCTGGGCGCTGAGGACCGCGTGCGCGCGGTCGCGGCAGTGAAAGCGGCGCTCGAGCTGAGCCTCGACGACCATGACGATCTGCTCGCGGCGCTGGCCGAAACCGCGCTGGGGCTGGCCGAACAGTTTCTGGGGCAGATGCTGATCGCGCGGACGGTGGTGGTGACGCTGCCGGTGCGGACGGGGTGGCAGCGGATCGGCGTTGCCCCGGTGACGGCCATTGCCAATCTGGCGGGCGTGGCGGCGGACGGGAGCGCGGTGATGCTGCCGGTGCATGGCTATGACATCGACATCCTGCGCGGCGAAGGCTGGGCGCGGCTGCGCGACGTCGGCGCGGCGGTGCGGGTCACCGCGTCGGTGACGGCCGGGGTCGCCGCCGATTGGGACGCGATCCCGGCGGCGATCCGCCAGGGCGCGGTGCTGCTCGCCGCTTACCTCTTCAGCGAGCGCGACACCAGCCGCCCGCCGTCCGGCGCGATCACCGCGCTGTGGCGCCCTTACCGAACCCTGACACTGACCGGGAGTATCCACGCATGAGCAATATCGAAGACACCGCGCGCGACATCGCCGCGCAGGTACAAGTCGCCGCAACCGAACGCGCGGCGGCGGCCATTCAGGAAGCACTGCCTGAAGCGCGCGTGTCGACCGAGCGCGGCCGCATCATCGTCGAAGGGCGCGGGCTCGCGCGGCGGCGGCTGGTCAATGCCGCGCTGCGCTGGATCGGGAGCCTGTTGCGATGAGCGCCGAGGCCGTCTTCCAGGCGGCGCTGACCGACGCACTGACCAATGCGATCGGTGACCGGCTGAACGGCGTGTTCGAGGGGCCAGCGGTGAAAGCCACCGCGCCCTATGCCGAGATCGGCGAGCTGCTGAGCATCGACTGGAGCACCAAGGATGCCGAGGGGCGCGAGCTGCGCAGCTTGATCCAGCTGCGCGACCGGGCCGAGACGGCGGTGCGGCTGCAAGGCCTTGCCTGCGACGCCGATGCCGCGATCCGCGGCATGGCACCGGCGCTTGACGGCTGGCGGATCGCGAGCGTCGTGCTGGTGCGCAATCGCATCGTGCGGTCGGGCGTCGGGCAATGGACCGCGCTGATCGAACACCGCGCGCGGGTGCTGGCGGAATAACGCGCCCTTCAACGTCATTGCGAGCGCAGCGAAGCAATGCAGAGCACCACGCGAGCATGCCCCTGGATTGCTTCGCGGTGCTCGCAATGACGGCGGGTGCTGGGGTGCTGGGGTGCTGGCGACATAATCACGGGAGAAGAGACATGGCAGCGGAAAAGGGCAGCGCGTTCCTGCTCAAGATCGGCAATGGCGCGACGCCGCCGGTGTTCACCACGGTCGCGGGGCTGCGCACGACGCAGTTGCAGATCAACGGCGAGGCGGTGGCAATCACCTCCAAGGATTCGGGCGGCTGGCGCGAATTGCTGTCGGGCGCGGGTGTGCGATCGGTGAGCGTTTCGGGGGCGGGGATCTTCACCGGTTCCGCCGCCGAAGCGCGGCTGAAGGGCAATGCGCTGAGCGGGACGATCGACGATTACCGGCTGAGCTTCGAAAGCGGCGAGAGCTTGACCGGGCGGTTCCTGGTGACGCGGCTCGACTATGCCGGCGATTACAATGGCGAACGCAACTACACGCTCGCGCTCGAAAGCTCGGGCGCGGTGGTGAGCGCATGAATCCGCCTGCCAATCCGGCGAGAGGCGAGGCGGCAGTGCGGGTGGGCGGCGCGATGCTCACCTTGCGGCCGACGTTCACGGCATTGGTCGCCGCCGAGGCGGAACTGGGGCCGCTGTTCGCGCTCGTCGAGCGCGCCGCCGACCAGCGGCTGGGGCTGGGCGAGCTGGTCGCACTGTTCTGGCACTGTCTGGCCGAAGTGCCCGAGGGGATGACGCGTGAGGCCTTTGCCGAGGGTGTTGCGGCGGGGGGGCTCGCCAATACGACGCCCGCGCTGAAGGTGCTGCTTGGGCAGATTCTGGCGGGGCGGTGATGAGCACGATCCTCCCCCCACGGGGGAGGTGGCGGCCGCAGGCCGACGGAGGGGGTGTGCCACAGGCGAATCGCTCGGGGCCTGCCCCCTCCACCGCCTTCGGCGGTCCCCCTCCCGCTTCCGGGGAGGATTTTGCGGATCGCGCCGCCAAGCTCGCGGGGCTGGCGGGCGCGCTGTTCGGCTGGAGTCCAGATACTTTTTGGAATGCGACCCCGGCCGAACTTGCGAGCGTCGTCGCGGCGCTTGTCGGTGACGCCGCGCCCCCGCCCCCCGACCCCGCGACAATCGCCCAATTGATGGAGGCATTTCCCGATGGATGAGGAAATCGACCGGCTGGTGGTGAGCGTGCGCGCCGACACCAGCGGCTTTGCGCGCGATGTCGCGGCGATGCGCGGGCAGCTCTACGGGCCGCTGCAGGGCGCCGCCGATGCGGCCGGGCGCGGGATCGAAAATGCGCTGGTGCGCGCGACGCGAAGCGGCAAGCTTGGCTTCGACGATCTGCGCAAGGTCGCGCTGTCGGTGCTCGCCGATATCGCCGCGAGCGCGATCCGGAGCGGCATCGACGCGATCCTGGGCGGTGGCCGCTCGGGCAGCGGCGACGGGGGCTTGCTCGGCGCGATCGGGTCGCTGTTCGGCGCGCCGGGGCGTGCGACCGGCGGGCCGGTGGCGCCGGGCCGCGCCTATGTGGTGGGCGAGCGTGGGCCGGAACTGTTCGTGCCGACGTCGAGCGGGCGGGTCGAGACGCGCGGCAGCGGCGGCGGGCGCGATGTGCGGATCGCGATCAACATCGCCGCGCCTGCGGGCACCGAACCGCAGGCGCTCGCCCGCTCGAGCCGCCAGATCGCGCGCGCGGTGCGGGCGTCGCTGGCGGAGGACGCGTGATGGGCCATTGGCTGGCGACGCAGCGGCGCGGGCAGGCGACGGGGTTCGTCTCGCGCTTCGATCCGGCGTATTGGAGCGTCAATTTCCCGCGCCCGATGATGGCGAGCGTGGTGACGACTGCGCCCGATGCGTTGCGCGTCGATGCGGTGTTTTACCGCGCCGACGATCTCGCGGGGCTGATCTGGGAGGCGGAGGATCGCTTCGATCATCCGCTGCTTGCCTATGAGACGCGGCGCGATTTCCGCGATTGCGCGCTCAGCTTTCGCTGGCGGTCGGGCGGAGTGCTGCCGCTCGATGCGGTTAACGGCCCGACGCTGACGATCGAGGGGCGCGATGCCGGGGGCAATCCCCGCGCCTGGTATGTGCGGCTGTGGAATTATGCGAGCGGCTCGCCCGAGGATGCGGTGGTGCGGATCGATTTCGCCGCGCTCGACGGCGGCTTCCTGCTGCCGGGCGAGGCCGATCCCGTGTGGGCGGGCGATGTCGACCGGATGTTCGTGTCGCTGGTGCCGCCAGGGTTCGACCCCGCCGGGGGAATGCTGGCCGCGCCCGCCGAGGGCTGGGTCGAGCTGAGCGACATCGGCTGCACCGGTGCGGGCGCGGTGCTGGGCATCGGCGATGCGATCGTCCCCGACCATGGCCTCGGCATCGCGAGCGGGTATGACGACAGCTATAATGTCACACCCGCGCGGCTGCTGCGCAATGCGCTCCACCTAGGGTATCGCGGCGCGATCAACCATTATGTCGGGATGAGCCACTATTTCCGGCTCGAGGCCAATTCGGGCGGGCTCTATGCGAGCCTGACCGGGGGCGTGCTCAACGTCGCCTGCGCCGCGTGGCACCGCGATTTCGCCGAGCGGGCCAGGGCGCTCGGATACGACGTGATCTGGTCGCTCAGCTACGAGCTGTTCGACGCACATTGCTGGGGCGACTGGAAGCAGCGCGCGGTCGATGGGTCGCCTGCCCTCACCGGCTGGGAACCGCCGTCGACGCTGCTGAGCCCGGCGAGCGCCGGCGCAATGGCCTATCTGCGGGCAGTCGCGGTCGCCTTCATCGAGATTGCGGTGGCGGCGGGGTTGGCACCGAAGTTTCAGGTCGGCGAGCCGTGGTGGTGGGTGATGGCCGATGGGCGGCCCTGTATCTACGACGATGCCGCGCGGGCCGCGCTCGGCAATCCGCCCGCGATCAATGTCCGGGGGCCGCAGGATGCCGCCACGATCGCGGTGCTCGATGCGGCGGGGGCGCTGCTGGCGGCGTCGACCGCCGCGCTGGCGGCAGCGGTGAAGGCCGTCGCGCCGGGGTGCGAGACATTGGTGCTCGCTTATCTGCCGAGCCTGCTCGATGCCGCCGCGCCTGAGGTCGAGCGGATGAACCTGCCGATCGGCTGGGCGTCGCCTGCGTTCGATGTGCTTCAGCTCGAGGATTATGACTGGGTGACGGCGGGGGACACATCGCGCAGCGCGCGGGGCGCCGCGGCGGCGACCTTGCGGCTCGGGCGGCGTGGGCGCGCGGCGTAGCGCAGGCCTTCATCTGGGCGCTGCCGCAAGTGATCCGCGATGGCTTCGTCCATTTCGATGAGCAGGAGGAGGAAGAGGACGTGCAGCCCTTTGACGACGTGCTGTTTCCGCTGGCGCTCGGGCGCGAGGCCGAAGTGACGCCGACCTTCTCGACCGCGATCGTGACGAGCGCGGGCGGGCATGAAGCACGCAACGCGAGCTGGTCGGCGGCGCGCACGCGCTATGATGTCGGCCCCGGCGTGCGGTCCGAGGCGGACATCGCCGCGCTGCTCGACTTCTTCCGCGCGCGGATGGGGCCGGCGCGGGGGTTCCGCCTGCGCGATCCGTTCGATGCCGAGGGCGTCGATCAGTCGATCGGGACCGGCGATGGGGTCAACACCCGCTTTGCGCTGGTGAAACATTATGACGAGGGGGTGCGGCGGATCACTCGGCCGATCGTGGGCAGCGTGCGGGTAACGGTGGGCGGCGCCGAGACGGCGGCGTTTGCGGTCGAGCCCGGCGGCTGGGTGGTTCTCGATGCCGCCCCCGCGTCCGGCGCTACGGTGCGCGCGAGCTTTCGCTTCGACGTGCCGGTGCGCTTTGCCGAGGATGCGCTGAGCGTCACCCGCGCGACTTTCCTCGCGGGTGCGGCGCCTTCGGTCCCGCTGATCGAAGTGCGGGAAGACTGATGCTGACCGGCGACCTCACCACCATAGCCTTGTGCTGGCGGATCGAGCGGCGCGATGGCGTGACGATCGGGCTGACCGATCACGACCGCGACCTGACCATCGACGGGCTGGTCCATCGTGCCGCGCCGGGGATGACCCCTTCGGCAATCAAGCGCAGCGACGCGCTGGAGGCCGATACGATGGATGTCGCTGGCGCACTGACCAGCGCGGCGATCGCCGCGCGCGATCTGCTCGCCGGGCGGTGGGACGGCGCGCGGGTGGCGCTGTTCGCGGTCGACTGGACTGGCGCACCGGGCCGCGTCGACCTGGGTGAAGGGCTGATCGGCGCCATCGAGACGCAGGGCGACGGCTTTACCGCCGAGCTGCGCGGGCCGAGCGCGCTGCTCGACCGCGCGGTGGCCGAGGAAACCTCGCCCGAATGCCGTGCTGAGCTGGGCGACCGGCGCTGCGGCGTGGCGATGGCGGGGCGGCGGCGGTTCGCGCGCGTGGTCGCGGCCGATGGCGCCGCGCTGAGCCTCGATATCGCCGAGCCGAGCGCCAATGCCTATGGCGGCGGGCGGCTGCGCTGGTTCGACGGCGCCAATGCCGGGCTGGAGGCAGTGATCGCTTCGTCCGACGGCGCGTCGGTCATGCTGCGCGCCGAACCGGTCTACGCGCCAGCGGCGGGCGAGCTGGTCGAGATCAGCGAGGGTTGCGACAAGAGCATCGCGACCTGCGCCGGACGCTTTGCCAATGCTGCCAATTTTCGCGGCGAGCCGTTCCTGCCCGGGATCGACCTGCTGACGCGCTATCCGGGCGCGTGAATATTGTCGAACGCGCGCGATCGGCAGTCGGCGCGCGGTTCCGGCTGCACGGGCGCGAGGCGGCAACGGGGCTCGATTGCGTCGGGCTGGCCGCGCTGGCTTATGGCGAAGCGGCGGTGGCAGCGGTCGACGTGCGCGCAGGCGATCTTCTGCTGTGCGCGAGCGGGCCGGGGCAGTTGCATCTCGCAATCGATAGCGGCGGCGGGGTGATTCACGCCGATGCGATGCTGCGCCGCGTCGTCGAGCGGCCGGGGCCGGTGCCCTGGACGGTGATCGGCCGCTGGCGGCTGAAGGGAGAGGATTGATGGCGACGCTGTTGCTGACGGCGGTCGGTGCCGCGTTCGGCGGGCGGATCGGCAGTGCGATTGGTGCCATTGCGGGCCAGGCGATCGACCGCGAGCTGTTCAAGGGCAAGGGTCGCGAAGGCCCCCGGCTGACCGAATTGTCGGTCCAGACCTCGTCCTATGGCAGCCCGATTCCTGCAATCTTTGGGACGATGCGCGTTGCGGGCACGGTGATCTGGTCGACCGACCTGATCGAAAGCACCTCGAAGACCAGCAATGGCAAGGGGCAGCCGAGCACCACCAATTACAGCTATTCGGCATCGTTCGCCGTCGCGTTGTCGGGGCGACCGATCAAGCGCGTGGGGCGGATCTGGGCCGACGGCAATCTGCTGCGCGGGAGTGGGGGCGACTTTAAGACCGCGACCGGCTTCCGGCTTCATACCGGCGGCGAGGACCAGCCGGTTGATCCGCTGATCGCCGCTGCCGAGGGTGCGCTGGCGCCTGCGCATCGCGGGCTGGCCTATGCGGTGTTCGAGCATCTCCAGCTTGCCGATTTCGGCAATCGCATTCCTTCGCTCACTTTCGAAGTTTTCGCCGACGAAGGCCCGGTCGCGATTGGTACCATTGCCGAGGCGATCGGCGCAGGGCTGGTATCGGCGGACAGGGCAACGACAGTGCTGGCGGGCTTTTCAGCCTATGGCGACAGCGCGCGAGGGACGCTCGGCGCGCTCATCGAGGTGGGCGGCTATTGGCTCGCGCCGACCGGTGGCACGCTGACGCTGCGCGGCGATGGTCTGCCCGAACGCGCCATTGCCGACGAAGGTGCCGGCGCTGGCCAGCGTGGCGCGCGGGCGGTCAGGCAGATCGCCGCGATCGAAACCGTGCCGCAACTGATCACGCTCGCCCATTATGACCCGGCGCGCGATTACCAGACTGGTGTCCAGCGCGCGCGCCGTCCCGGCCCCGGCGAACGCAGCATCCGCATCGAGGTGGCGGCGGCGATCGATGCCGGTCCTGCCAAGGCGATGGCCGAAGCCAAATTGCGCCGCGCCGAGGCTGGGCGCGAGACCCGACGGATCGCGCACGGCTGGTCGGCTCTCGATCTCGCGCCCGGCGCGGTCGTGTCGATTGCGGGCGAAGCGGGGCGCTGGCGCGTGACCGGCTGGTCGCTCGAGGCGATGGTGCTGACGCTCGATCTGGTCCGGCTGGGCAGCGCCGTGGCGGGATCGCCGGCAAGCTCGGGCCGGGTACTGGCGAGTCCCGACGTGGCGGCCGGGCCGACGATCATCCATGCGTTTGAACTGCCGGCGCTCGACGATACGCTCCTCTCATCGCCGCGGGTGCTGGTTGCCGCCGCCGGGACCGGTGCGGGCTGGCGGCGCGCCGCGCTGCTCTACAGCACCGACAATGGCGGGCGCTGGACCCCGGCCGGGTCGACCGCGCTGCCTGCCGTGATCGGTACGGTAGCGGCGCCGCCGCGCGCCGCGGGCAGTGCGCTCCGCGATCTTGTCAGCAGCGTCGAAGTCGAGCTGGCGCGGACCGACATGGTCCTTGCCGACGCCGATGACGCCGCGCTCGACAGCGGTGCCAATCTGGCGCTGGTCGGTGATGAACTGCTCCAATTCGGTGAGGCTGTGCCGATCGGGCCAGCGCGCTGGCGGTTGTCGAGGCTGTTGCGCGGACGGCGGGGCACCGAATTTGCTGCAGGCGCCCAGCAGGTTGGCGACCGGTTCGTGCTGATCGAGCGCGAGGCGCTGGTGGCGATCGACCTGCCCGTCACCGCCATCGGCCGCCAGATTGCCGTGATGGCATCGGGCGTCGGCGACAGCGAGGGCCCCGCGCGCGTCGATATGGTGGTGACGGGCGCATCGGTGCTGCCGGCATCGCCCGTCCACCTGCGCATCGACCACGACGCTGGCATGTTGCGCTGGGCCCGGCGCAGCCGGACCGGGTGGCGTTGGATCGACGGCAGCGACGTGCCGCTCAGCGAGGAAAGTGAAGCCTATCGCATCGATTTCGCGAATGGCGCAAGCGTTGAGACGCAGGCGCCCGCGCTCGCGATCGCGGACGGTGCGGCGCTGCCGGTCACGGTGCGTCAGCGCGGCACGCAGGGACTGTCGCGCGCGGCCACGCTTGGCTGAGCCACAACCGAAGGAGCAAGGGATGACCGACGAGACCACCGCACGGCTGGCATTGCCGCTGCTGCAGCCGGGCCAGGCGCAAAAGGAACTCTACCACAATGAAGCGCTCGCGCTGCTCGATTTTGCGACTCAAGCCGTCGTCGAGGCGGTTGGTGTCGATATGCCACCGGCAGCCCCCGCGATGGGCGCCTGCTGGGTGGTCGGCAGCGCACCCGTCGGTGGCTGGACGGGGCAGGCGCTGGCGATTGCGGGCTGGACCGGCGGCGGCTGGCGGTTTGTGCCTGCGCGCGAGGGAATGACTGTGTGGAACCGCAGCGAAGACCAAGCCAGCCGATTCGACGGAATCGCGTGGCGCAGCGGCGAGTTACGGGGAAGCGTGCTGATGATCGGGGACGATCAGCTGATCGGCCCGCGTCGTCCCGCGATCGGCGATCCGGCAGGTGGCGCAACCGTTGATATTGAGGCGCGCGAGGCGGTTACCGCGATCCTGACCGCGCTGCGCGGCCATGGTTTGATCGAGGTATGACAAGGCGCCGTTGTGGCTATTTCGCCACAGTTCGGGGTATTTGTTCGCTTGCGTGGAAACCAAGCTTTGGCTAGGGAGTTCGGGCTGTCCGTAGTGACACTCAAGAAAGGGGATTATGATGCGGAAGCTGGCCGTTTCACTGGCACTTGCCTCCACGATCATCGCCACGCCTGCCCTCGCCCGCGACAAGTCGTGGTATGTTGGCGTCGATGGTGGTGCGACGATCGTCGAACGAATCAATTACGACATCGGTGCCGCTCGGGATGCGGCGTCTGCCTCGCATGACTATGGCTTCGACGTGTCGGGCAACATCGGCTACGACTTCGGCGTGTTCCGGGTCGAAGCGGAAGTCGCTTACAAGCGCGCAACCGTTCGTGACTACCGCTCGTCGACCCGCACGGCGGCGATCGGTGGCAATGGCACCCTCTACACGGTTGCCCCTGGCCTCTACAACGGCGTTGGCGGCAACACCTCGGCGCTCAGCTTCATGGTCAACGGCCTGCTCGATTTCGGCGCCGATGATGAGATCCAGGGCTTTGTCGGCGGCGGTGTCGGTGTCGCGCGCGTGAAGGCATCGCGCTACGCGATCAGCGCGCCAGGCGCGTTCCTCGACGACTCGGACACGCGCTTTGCCTATCAGGCGATTGCCGGTGTCCGTGCTCCGCTGAGCAAGCATATCGACGTGTCGGTGAAGTATCGCTTCTTCACAGCGCCCGATGCACGCTTCGTCGACATTCAGGGCCGTAACTTCTCGGGCACTTATCGCTCGCACAGCCTGCTCGGCGGCATCACGTACAACTTCGGTGGTCCGGAAGCTCCGCCTCCGGCTGAGCCCGCACCGCCG